TCCCCATTGGCGAATTTGACCCGATGGCAGCTTCTCATACCCTTTTGCTACTGCTGAAAACTGGAATGAACCCATGTCGGGTATTTGACCTGCTCCAACCCCCACATCCCGAGTAGCTGCCGTTTTAAGACCCAGATTTGTTCTTGCTGTAGCAGCATCAGTTGCCGCTGTGCCTCCGCGACCAAGTGAAAGAGGAATGATCTGACCACTGCTGTCACTCGCGCCCCAATCTCCATAGTTAGTGATGAAGGTATAGGCGGCTGCGTTTGGAGAAGATGCTGTCGAGCGGGTGCTATCCGAACCGAATGCTGAAACTCCGAGGTTTACCCGCGCTCCTAATAGTGTATTTGCGCCAGTACCACCACCCGCAATAGGTAATGGGAGTGGGTTTCCGACCTGATCAATAACTCCCCAGTTACCTGAATCGGTAACATAGAAGAACACTCCTGAGGTCGGCGCAGAAACGGTAGTTGTCGAACCAGAACTATTGAAGGCCTGGATTCCTAAGTTAATTTTAGCTGTATTAACAGTGCCGTCAGCTTTGATGTCCCCGAACGGATTACTTCTTGCCAGGTATGCTGTGCTTAGATTTGTCCAGCCAGCACCACCAGTGTTTGGGTTAGTGAGGTTGTTATCTGTGGTGCTGATATATCTGGTCTGTGCGTCACTACCCAGTACGACCGCCCCTTTTGGGTAGCCACCAATAGAGGTTGCGAAGACAGAGTCATATGAGTTGATAGCGCCGGTGCTGAACCATCTTGAGAGGCTTGATAGCTCAAACAGAATTTGGTTCATATCCTGACCCTTTGGAGGCAATCCGCCTGCTGATTTAAGGGTCATGGTAATTGGCGGGAAGCCTGAATCATAAGATGCCGTATTATCTCCTGCCGGAGTTGTTGGCAGAATAGGCTCTCGTGGACCATTTACAGCAAAAGGAGTTGGTTGTTTCGTGGGTGCATCTGAACGATTCATTATTTAATCTCTGTAGAATGTTCCATCATTAAATGGATAGGAGTCAGAGGAGAATCCAAAGTAAGGGCTGACCACTTGCCTGATATTCACAAGCACCCCGCTTGGTACCGGTGCAACCTCATAATTAGTCAGAATGGATTCTTCGTATGGTGCCAGCTCGAATTCAAAGGTTATCCCCATCGTCATGTCTCTGTAGTTAATGCAATATGCACGCCCCCGCTTGTAGAACATGATTTTGAGAAATTTATTGATGTCTGGAATGGTTGCGATACTGATGTTTGTAAAGGCTTTGCACATGATTAAAGTTCGATACGCATCATCACCAAGCCTGATATTTGTTGTTTCCTGCATCCCGCCAAAAAACGGTGCATCGTTAAATGGGGTTGGGTATTCAGGGTCGTAATCATTTGCCTCTGAAAACCCGAAAGCCTCATTGTCTATTGGTGCGATTATGTATCGACTTACACCGACAATAGTTCCCCACATATCCAGCCCGAAGGTTTCGCACGTTGTCAAATCCCATACTTTCTCTATAAACTCATCAGTGAAATCATCGAGACTTACTGCCTGATTGAATGTATCAATAATTGAAAGTAATTTTTGGCTGGCGGAATACTGCGTTAGGATCGTGTCCTGCCACATGTAAATCTCCCCCAATTAAACCAATGTAACCGTGATGTCTGATGCCTGTATCGTAGGAACCTGATCAATCCCCATGGTTACGGATGGCAAAAATGTTGTGCCATTCAGAGAGACCTGAAGAAGCAGTACTCCAACAGTGTTCGGGTCGATTGATATGATGGGCGCATAGTATTTCCCAGCGTTGATAGTTGCGCCTATTCTTGCTTTACCTATTCCTTCATATTCACCGTTAAAAACAGAAATAATCATGTTCTTAACTTGCTGAGTGATGTCACTCGGAGGGTTTAGGGAGCTATCAATTTGCACTTTAAAATAGACTCTTGTAGGTGATGCCTTAAGCCATTGCATATCGTATGAAGGATATGGCGGTAGATAGTTAACATTATCGTAAACGGTGTAATGTGTGGTTCCGTTGAGATTCGCTCCAGGGTTATATGTGCTGAATATGGCTTCGGCCACATCTGCATCCGCACCACCATATACGGATATAAAAATAGAGTGAGCAACAACAGGGTAGCTTGTCGCCCCTTTGTTTACGGTGGCTGCAGTCCGGTTTGACCAGACATAAGCATCAAGCACTCCATTAGTTGCGAGAACAGCGGATAACACAGAGGCATCCTGATTGCGGCTGTTTCTTGCTACTGATTGCTGTCTGCGCGTCTCAAATGCAATTCGTGACTCTACATCAACGCCTACTACCCCAGGGTTTGTGTTTGTAATAGCATCCCATCCAGGAACTGCTCGATAAATCTGATTTAGCGCTCCGGATGCACAAGATATCGGACCCGTTGTTGTGTTAACAAACTGGACATCAATAGAGCCACCTGCGGGGATTATTGCCGAATCAATAGACTGATAAATGTAGCCACTAATATCTATTGCCGTGCTGCCAGCCGGAATGGTTGTGCCAACCTGCCCAATACACGTAGCCGTTACAACAGTTCCCTGCGCTGAAATTCGATCCATAAAGTAGATGCGGCCAATGCCATCTTGGAATCTCCCGGTTGCGTAATCTGGATTGACCTGGTTAAACAGGCAAAGCAACTTGTCGTATTCCTGGGCGATAATTTCCGTGTCTGATTGTGCAATCTGGCCTTGTGGTGAGCTGAGAGACTGGCTTGCCCCTCCCCCTAATGCTGCGCTCATATCTGTCAGTCGACCAGAAAGAATGTCAGCCACATCAGGAACGGAAAGCCCATTCTCTGTAATGGTTACATCAGGTACTGCTGTGTTTAGTGTCGTCATAGTGTGGCCTGCGCTGTGTTTCCATTAATGTCGGTCACACGGATAGTTCCGCGCATATTGCGGGTGTTTTTATCGAAGAAGACATTGGCTAGCGCCTGGTCAACAATCGGTAATTTGAGCGCTTCGGATTGCAGCTTCTGCTGAATGAAGCTTGGCGTTGGACGCTTGCCGAGAACATCGGTTTTCCACGGAATTCCGAGTGTGGTGTCGTAATAGCACTCACCAGAGAAGACAAGACATGCGCTGGCGACATCCTGAGCTACAGAATATGACTCGTCAGCTATCGCAATATTGCCGCTGCCATCCAGCGTTAAATCCCATGTCGACACGTCTAATTTCATGGTTCTGTAGGTCATTTATGGCTCCAAAGGCGCAGTGTTACTTCCGCCAGGCGATACGCCACCATGTTTGTGAGCATCAACAATGCTTCCGTCGACTAATTGCAGGCGACCGTCTGCCAAGATTTTCAGTCCGTTGATATTTACGATGCCGGGTGATTTTATGTTGATTCCGGAGCTGGTGAATTCGACGTATTCAGCAGGTTGTGCATTGAGGAATCCACCCAGATAAAGTGCATCTGATTTGCTGTGCGTTCTCTTGCTCCCCGGGACTGACTGCTTGCGGTTAGCTCGTGCGATTGAGTTGTCTCGGTCGCAGATGGCTATCATGCCAATATCTCCCGCAACAGGATTCATGATGACTGCACTGGCTCCGCGCTGCAGCCTGAATACCGGAACATTAAAGATTTCTGAATTCTGAATTGTTGCCCCTGACGGGTCTGTCCTGGTGACTAATGGAATAACATCAACAACCAGATTTGGTGCTGCACCTCGAATCGCTGTTACCTGAACGAGCTCAATAAAAAAAGCCCCTGAAAGGAGCTTTTTAAATACATATGAGAGGTTTTCCGCATCACTAGTTTGCGCACTAGTGGGCGTAAATAAATAGTCAGCCACTCTTCGCCTCTTCTAATTTTCTGTTTGCGATGCACACTGAATGCCAGGGGCCGTCTTCCATCCACGATGACAGTTCATGCGTTACGCTGGTGAGCTTATAAACGCCGCTGGCGTGTGGGAGAGTTGTCTGCAGCTCTATGTCTCGCCCTGTAGTTAAAAGAGTTGAGAATTGCGTCTGGAACATTACGCCGCCATTTGAGAAGACCGGATATCCAATTAGCCCGTACTCAGGAGAGATAAGAGGCTTCACGTCGTCCTTTGTGCTTTCCTGCGGCCAGAATGATATCGAAGGTGGGGCAACAGACATTGCAATACTCAGGTCGTCACAAAGTGATCGCAACTGGTCAAATACACTTCCCTCATAATGAGGATTGGATATTACCTTGCCATCTAATCCCACAATATAAGGCTTGTATCCTGCGGCTTTGCAGATGGCGTTGATAACGCTCGTAACAGGAGTTGAGCCATTAAATGAAAAAGGTGACGCGGTTTTGTTCTGCAGGTCAGCGTTTGCCGTTGCCGTAATCATCAATGCGGTATTAGGCACGGTGTTCATGTTGGCGATAGACGATGTCATGTAGCCCGCAAATATCGCGGTGTTCTCCACGAAAATTTTCATGCTGATACGCTCTGTATCAGTGCCGAACAAACCCATTGCTTTTGAAGACAGCGCCGCAAGCATTTCCAGTCCGAGTCCGAATATGCTTACGTTAACCTGCGTTCCGAAGAGGTTACCGGATGATTGTAGAGAAACAGTCGCTCTGGCTTCGCTGATAGATATTTGATTGTTACCCGCATCGTCGAAAGATGATGTCTCATTCATAAACTCAAATCGAAGAGAACGTTTACTGTACAAGCTCGCTCTCCTCTATGTAGTAAAGAATGAACCTTCCTCCCAGACCATCATAAGATGGGTCTAGCTGGCCTACGTTGTCCAGGAAAACCAGATCGCCCTGAAACCCGAGATATGAATACCTGACCATTTTGTTTCCGTACAGGCAAGGAACGCCCTGCATGATTGGGTTTCCATTAACCGTCAGGTCCATGTATATGAAGCTTTCACGCTGAATCAGTCGTATTACACATCTCTGCCCTGACAAATCCACAGAGACAGACTGTGACTTCTGCGGCTCAAGTGGAATTGTTCTCATGTGATGTTCTCGTTAATTTCTTTGGCAAGCTCAGCCGCCTTCTGAGTGGCGCTGTTAGTCACGTCGAGTATCGGCTTGGAGACGGTATCAATGGCGCTCTGGAAGCTTGTTGAGATGGCGTTAGACGCCTTTGTGGCTATTCCTGACACGGATGTTTTCAGTGATGACCAGGACTTACCAAGCTCGTCGACAGTTGATGGAGTAGAGCCAGCGTCTTTCGTTGACGCACCCATACCGGTCACGCCCTGGCTAACAGTGTCGTTTGTCGGCTTAGCTTCAGACTGAGCGCCAGAAAGGACCACTTCCATCTGCTGCATGACCTCCTGAAAGTACAGGTATATTGTCAGCATACTCACGCCGCGCTGTGAATTGACCTCGTATGAATGATCAACCAGGTCATAGCTCTCAAGTGTCTCTTTAGGCGTCTCTATGTCGTATGTATTCGCCGTAGATAGCATTGTCTTGATGGTTTCAAGTACGCTGCTCTGGCTGGTAAAGGTCAGGTCGAAGATGTTTGGAATGCCGCCTGAGAACCCCGTCAGACCGGTAACGATGATTTCGCACCTGACAACAGATGGCTCTTTCACTTTGTTGATGGACTGGTATTTTCCACCCTCAACCGGTGCATTCGTTATCTGAGCTCTACCACTTGGCTGGATAGATGCCATGCCGCTGAACTCAAGCGCTACAGCTCCTGTGGAGCTATTCCTGATGACATACTGAGGATGTAGAACGCTGTCGATAATAGACAGTGGAGAACCACCGCCGATCGCATTAAATATGTCTGCGGTATTGAGGTCGATGATGCTCATCGTTTCTCCAGGCAATAAAAAACCCACAGGAGTGGGTGTTGCGTGTTTTTTCTTCAGTTAATGGGTAGAATCAGGGAAACAGCACAAGGGATATTTGTATGAAAATCACTTCAATCGCAAAATTAGTTGCTTTCATTGCCATGACTCATGCGGGATTTGCATATTCAGATGAATATAAAGATTTAGTGTCGGCAAGAGATGAATGCAATACTTTTGGTGATTATCTTGTTGAAAAGCAGGGGGCTAGACTGGCTGAAGTCGGTGAATCCCCGGTAGATATAAGGAACACAGTAAAATATTATTGTATTAAAGGATTTGAGTCTGCCTCAACTGCGAAGTCACCAAAAGAAATAGAACAATGGCGAACTGCAAGCTTGCGAAGCTTATCAGGTGTGGTTTTTGAGATATCCGATTATAAAATACTGGTTATCAATACAGTACACAAAAAAGCATTAGCTTTCTACAGTGCGCAGCATTCCTTGTCCTCACCCGCACCCGCACCCGCACCCGCACCCGCACCCGCACCCGCAAAAAATAATGACAGCGTGTCGAGTAAAATCATAAACAAATTAGATGATTTCGACCAAGAGCAAACTCATCTCGTAACGGACATCAAGAACAAAATCGTTTTCATCAGAACGTACAACTCACCATTAACGGAGGGTTGTGAGGTCAGGGAAAAAATGATGAATATCACTAATATTGTTTTTGATTCTGACGATAGATATCCGGAAAAAATGTCATTTTCAGATATGAAGAGTTTTAAAACTACCATTCCGACAAACTTTTCTTCTCTGGATAACGCTAGCAGATCATGGACTAATAATCTCTTTTCCAAAGGAGATTGGGTATTGGTGCAGTATTCCATCTGCGGATCTGGTGGTTACGTACAAAATATGTACTCAATAAGCAAGAAAACTGGCGAAGTACCTAAAGCCGGAGTAAAGATAAACGCCAATTAAAGAAAGCCTATCAATTAACTGAGCTAGCAAATGCAGAGTTGGTAGAAGCCCTGCTCGCTTGCTGATTGATGCTCTTCGTCAGGGCATCAACAGTTTGCGGGTTGCTGTTAACGTTCACTGTGTTGATGTGCGTGCTGTTTTGTATCTGAGGCTGCCCACCGCTTGACGCTAGTTGATATGGCCTGTTATCTGCCATTCTTCCCTGCGTAGCGTAATAGTTTCTGGCATTGCCCATGTTTCCATAGACCTTGCCAGTGTATTCGCGCGTTTCTTTCGGTAGCTGTGAAATATCACTACCATTGGCGATCCACTTATCAACATTACCCATTCCCCAGTTATAGGCTCTGAGAGCGTTGTCGACGTTACCGTCGTAGCGCTTCAGTAACTGGCGCATGTAAACAGACGCGGCTGCGCGAGATTTGCTTGGGTCTAACCTTTCGTCTACCTGAGAATCAACACGCAAACCGAGGTCTCTGGCCGTTCCAGGCATTAACTGGAAAGCACCGGTAGCACCTGAAACGTTATAGGCTAGCGGGTTACCTCCAGATTCCGTCATCATTATTCCATAGAGCAGGTCATCCATTGCTCCAGATGCGCCAGATACTCTTGCTGATTGCCCGTATTGTTCTGGTTCATCAAACCCAAAGAATGACTTGATGGAATCCCATGTCATGAATGGCTTTTTATCTTCATGCACCTTGCCATAAAGATATGAGCCAACATCCTTCCCTTGCCTGCTTGCCTCATCGCGTGCCTGGTCTATGCCGTGGATCGCCGCTGCAGCTGCAATGGCTCCCATGACTAACGGATTTGTTCTAAGTCCTGCAGCCAGGAGAAGCAGCAGCGCTGTAGCTCCGCCAACTGACTCTGTCAGTTTCTTAACTGATTCTCCGGCATCGCGAAAGAACCCGATGATGTCTCCGTGGTGGTCTTTGATCCAGTCTCCAAACTGTTTCAGCGCACTCATGACCTCAGGTGCAAAGGCAATTGCGAGATCGCTTCTGATACGAGCAAACTCAGAATCCAGTTGCCCAAGGGTAACCAGCAAGTTTTCCTGTTCTTTCACTTGGGCGGCAGTGATGTTCGACTTCTTCGTTTCCGAGTCGACCAGAGACTTTAGCTCGCCAGATTTAATCTTGGCTGCGTCTGTCGGGTCGAAACCTGCGGCTGCCATGACCTGCATCAGGTTCTCTTGTGAGTGATTCTTACCGTAGCGGGAGAACTCAGCAAGGGCTTTGCTTGGGTCGCCAAGGTTGTTGATGTTCAGCCCTGTTCGAGCGCCAAGCACCATGAGGTTCTGCGCTGCGCCGGTAAGTCCGCCAAATACTGTTGGGTCTGCGATGTTCGCCAGCGCCATACGAGCGCTACCAGACGCGCCAATGAATGCGTCACCATTAAGACCCGCCTGCTGGAAGCCGCGCCTAAGTCCGAACATTTTATTGACGTCGGTGCCGAAGAATTTGGCCTGGTTACTTGCCCGGACGATTTCGTTAGATGTAGAGGTGAATAGTTGCTTGATGCCATACAGGCCAGCACCAATCCCCAGGAATCCGGCTGCTGCTACATAAGCACCTTTGAAGGAAGAGGCTGCCGCTGAACCAAATGACTTAACATCAAACGTAGCGTCTTTTAAGTCTTTGCCTATTTTCCGTATTGAGCGCTGAATGTCATCGCCAGTCTTGACGATTACCTTGCCAGTTTGCTTAGACGTTTCATCAATGTCGCCGAAGCTTTTATCTACTGCGCCCTGAAGCTCCTTAACGCCCTTTTCAACCTTTTTCTTGCCGTTCAGGAACTCATCGGCCTTAATTGTGACCTTATAGGCCAACTCATTGATAATCATCGCTGCTCCTGATGCTTATGCCAGACGCGTTGGTTGAAGTTTTCAACGGATATGATTTCCAGCAGGTTGTACATATCTGCTACGGAAAGCTTCTCCTGAAGCTCCAGATAAGAGGCTTTGCCGGAGCAGATAATTGCGTTAATCGCTGAAGAGACGTTTACAGGCGAGACAAGTTTGGCCGGAAGAGACTCTTCATCCATGAAGGGGTACTTTACTCTCCGGCGATCGTTAAAAAATCGAAGTTAACCTGGAAGACTTTATCCAGCAGCGTGCGGATAGTGGACACTTCTTCAAAGTCCAATTCGCCTTTAACTTTGCGCTGTTGCCTTGTTCCTTCATGGGTGATGACAATATCAACCGTGGACATCAGGCGATCGCGCAATTGACGGGCGACATCAGGAGATGATGCAGAGATTACGCTAAGCCCTACCGTAGCCAGCCCTGCGCAGCCCATTGCGATAACATCTGCAGGAATCTCGCTGAACCCTGAATCACCCATCGCTCGGAAGATATCCTGCGCCAGAGTGTCGGCATCCCATGCCGACATTTCTGTGATGAGAAATTCTTTACCCTTGTCGCGCCCTTCTTCTTCGACGATGAAAGAGATTTCCTTGCGAGACATCAGATTGCGCTCCGGGTTACAGTTTCAAAGCGGAATACTGCAGGTCGTGGCTGGAGAACTCGACGGCCCGGAGGAGTTGGCGTCCAGGTATATAGAATCCCATTCACGAAATTCCATTTCGCCCCTAAAGCCGGAACCGTTAAAACAGCATTGCATGCAAATTTACCGATTGCTGTTCGTTCAGCCGCCATCCAGTCATCAACCAGGCTTCCTGCGTTTGAAGTTGGCATTAGGTTGATGGTGAATTCTGTCGGGTTGAAAATAAAACCCGCATGGTATTTGCCATCGGCTGACATTTGCTCTTCAGCGTTCTGCAGGGCAGCGGTTTCAAACATATTGTCGGCTGCGTAATCATCCACATCAAAACCGCCAGGGTAGTAAGATGGCACGACGATGCGCAGCTTGGAATTAGCACTTGTAATATCAATTGGCATTTTGTCGTCCTTACAGAATCGCGGTTGAAGACATATTGATTGATTGGATTAACTGACCATCTACCCAGTAGAAGATCGATCCTTGCAACTGGCGCTCAAGACGCGCTGCACCGGTTTGAGTTGGGATATATAGATACCATCCCTCAGAATACAGAGTGGCGGAAATATCCTTGCCAACCGTGTTATTCACGATGCGGATTTGCGCATTATCTAGCACTACACCTTTCTGAATCGCACCAAACGTCAGAGCCTGATTAGCAACGTCAATTGTCGCCGCCTGAATCGCACCGTATCCGTTTTGATTGAACGGGTATGATTGATTGTTGGTGAACAGGTTTGCGTATGCGCTGACCAGATTGGCGTTAATCCACACCTGGTCGATGAAGGTATCTAGCCACACGAACTTGCCAGAGATAGCTCCGTCAGACGCATACTGTTTCATCGTCTTATTCAGTCCATATGAGCCGTAATAGTTATATCCATTTGATCTTAGAGCTAGCGCAGTTGCCTTGTCGCTCACATTAGGGGTCAGTCCGGAGAAACCGCGGAATTTGAACGATACGCGCCCGTTGGTGCGAGCGAAGTTTACAGATGCGGCATATGCCAGAGCGGTAACGCTGTACAGATACGAACCGTACACCGGGAAGATGTTCTCATACCCATTAGCCACCACAACCTTCTGAACAAAGCAGTTGGCATTGTTGGCGATAGTTCCTTCAGCGGTCGTGTCATGAACCACATAGCCGAATCGGTTTTTGCTGCCATTTGCCCACGCACACAGTTCAGTTTTCTGGTCATCCGTTAACTCCACCAGGGAGTTAAAGAGGATCCAGTTCTGATTAGTGTTGATGATGTTATTCATCGTGTCTGTCAGCGTGACAGCGTCAGAGCCCGGAGAAACAGTTGCAGCCGTTGCCTGAGTCAGCAGCAGTCCGGTAGCCAGCGCACCAGGAGATGCATAAGACACCTGGCTATCTGCGCCAGTAGTCGCTGAGCGGATGATGAAGCGATTTGCAATTGGCAGCCATTCAACCGCTACCTTGCTCGCGCCGATACCGGTCTGCAGCTTGGATGCGATATCGCTGAAGCTTGTTGCAGTGGAGAGGTCGATAGACGAGCTGGTAGTTGATACGCCATCTACAGTGAGGGTGATAGTTCCTGCAGGGATAGCCTTCAGTGTCGACAATGCAACACCTTTCAGATTTCCTGACAGCAGATAACCAGCAACATCAGCGGTTATTACTCGGTACATCAGCAATTCACCCGGTATAACGGATGAGTTTTCGTAGCCGTTGAAATACTGCTGAGCGGCAAGGAATTCTTTTGATGTACTTCCCATAAGAGCTGACACATCAGCGGAAGAGAAGTAGGAGACAACTGAGCCCACAGGCACCAGTTCATTGTCGGTCAGCATCAGGCCGTTAGCATCAACCGCAGAACCGGCAGGTGTAACGACATTGGGCGTGATATTAAAATCTACGGATAAAGGGATTGTGCTCATGGGCGGTCATCCACCTGTTCAGTTGTAATTTCTGCTTTGTCGAAGTAGTCCTGCGGGAACGACACTGTGATGTGCGCCTGCAGGGAAAGAGTTAGCGTGTATCGCTCCTGCCACTGGCTTTCCGCATCTATCATGGGAGCCTGAATTGCCGGAGATGAGTAAAGTGGTGCAAGTCGGGCATCTATGGCTTTGATGGTGTCGTAGCCGTAACTACTGGCGAATGTGGTTTCTAAAGCGATTGCCCGATCCCCTGCACCCTGACCATAGATATCAACCTGGATATCTGCCTGGCGAACCTCGGTGTATCCCATAGCGCTTGTCGACGGAGAGCCCGTGTCCTGCTTGATATCTCTCGTCGTGGATAGCCGCGGAAATCGCAAGGGGGTCAGGATGCAGAACTGGCCTTTTGGCATCGGTACCCTGTTAGCCTGCGCCTGCTGGCAAATACCGGCTATGGGTTCGATGTAACCCGCCAGAACGTCGATTACATTGTCTACGGTGAAGTCATTCATGGGCTCACCTGCAATACCGCAATGAGGCGGCACCAGTCAGGCCATAGTTCTACAGGCTCAACAACCAGCCATTGCTCGCCATTAATAACGAAGATATCGCCGCCCTGCTCCATCTCACGCTGGACGCTGAAATAGTTCCCGTTCACATAAATCACCTTCGCCAGCCCCTGAATGTTCAGGCCGTCTACGTGTTGCATATCGCCTCTACTGATCGGCTGAAGCTGAATGGTGACGTTTTGGTCTGGTAGATATGAGGGAGTTGGCTTGCGGCCGGGGCAGATGATTTCGCCTGCGTATTTTTTAAGGACTGCCGGGATGTTTGGGTTAATACTGGTGATCGCGTTATTGGCTATCTGTCGAAGATTCAATTTCGCTCACCTCATAACTGACGCTGTTTAACATGTTGGACGTGTCAATCAGCGGTTTATCGAACCCTTTTCTCGCAATTGTCACCGGAGACAGAGGTGGTGCATCAAGTGTCCTTATTGACCCTTTGATATCATCAACAATGATTTCACCCAGAAGCGAAAGCACATCACGGGTATCGCCACCATTTGCAATAAGCGTTGCCATTGCCTGCTGCCATTCCCCTTCATGCTCAGCTATGGCATTTCTGAAGTAAGGACGCGGAGGCTGATTGTTTGCTGGATTACCGAATTCGTTAGTTGCTGCCACCATCGGAACCGGAGTTCCATCCGGATATGTGGCACCCTCAAGAAAACCAGCCTTTAACTGGAGATCTGATAAACCACTGGCAATTTTATTAAGCTCATCCATCACCTTATCCATCAGTACCTCCGGTAATACCCATATGGATAATTTGATGGTGAATGGCCACTGATGTACTGGAAGGTGCGGAATGGTGCTGTCGCGTTCCAGTAATCAGCTCCATATTTGGTCTGTATATACCATGCTGAGTTTGCGTTAACGCCAGGCATTTCAGCATGTACGCTTACGGAGCCTTCTGATGCGCTGTCTATTCTGCCAACCAGCCCGGATGGAGACTGCCCATTCGCACCCGAGTACAGAAATGCGATATGGGCAACCAGCATGTTCAGCAGCATTGCACGCACGGCCAAATCTGACACACGACTGCAGTCTGTGTTATCGAGATAAATGGTTGCCTGGGTGAAATACTGCTGAAGCAGGGCGTCGTCTAAGGAGGAGAATTCAGGGTAGCGTAGTTTGAAGGCTGCGGGGTCAAACGTAACGACACCCATGCATCACCTCTTTTATTTTTGGTCGGCTTTCTTCACGCCTGGGGCTGGATTGTCCGGGTCCAAACCTTCCAGACCAGTTTTGGCGCTTTCCAGCTCTTTACCCTGAGCCTTAACGCTGCGCTCATCCTTCTGGATGAATACTGCGTTGTTCTGGATATAGGCTGCATCCTGATAGGTCGCGATGAACTTATCCATGAAGTCTTTCTCTACCTGAGTGACACCAAATGCACCTTCAGGAATGGCTCCATCAAGACCACGCAGGGCGGTGGTGGCCGCCCCGTTCAGAATTACCGTCTTACCGTCCAGGGTAACCTGGAGACCGTTAGGCAGTTTGCAGCCTACGCTTACCATTTCAGCCATGAATTAAACTCCCAGCATTGATGCAAAGGCCAGAGGCTGGCGAATAATCGCGCCCCATGTACCGCCAGTTTTCTTCTGCTTGTACGCAGACAGGTCTACCACTACAGGGTGTGCACGCATCTTCTCAGTGAATGCACAGTAACCGGTGTCCTGACCATCCAGATCGTCAGCAATGAGCTGAACAAGCTGGCCTGATGCAGTGTTGTACTCAACAGCAGTAACAACGCGCAGGTTAGGGAAGTTTTTCTTCAGCTGGTCTGACACGTTCACGTTGTACATGTTCGTTTTAGTCAGGTTAGCTTCAGACTCCGGAGACATCGCCAGCGTCATCTTGCTGTCGCGCTCAACATAACCCTTGGTCTGGGTAATCAGCTGCTTGTAAAGCGCCTGAATGTCGTCGTAGACAGCCTGGCCGTCTTTTGTTGCCCAGGTAGTGCCGCCGCCAGTACCAGTTGCCCCCGGAGTGATTGATGCCGGAAGGTTAGGGTCGTTCAGGATGCCGTAGTTCTTCAGGCCAGCAACGCCGAAGAAGTAAGACTTGTTCTGGAACTTGTTCAGGGTCAGAGCTGAAGCAGTGTTCAGTTGCTGAGCCCATGCGATACGACCTTCACCGTAACGGTCAAGCTCCAGCTCACCCCACTGAGTGATGGTCTGGTACAGGTAGGATTCACGAGCAACCCAGTTTACGTTCGCGCTTACCTGGCCGTTGTTGTTGTAGTCGCCATAGCTGGAAACCTGACCAGTGGATTCTACGACCGGGAATTGCGCGGTCATGGTGGTCCAGTCGCCTTTTTTGGTTTCTCCCATGATTTCCACCGCTTTCATCGGTGTAACCAGGATGCGAATCAGCTCTGGGTCTACATAGTTGGTGAAGTACCACGGAATGGCTGCGTTGCTGGAGGTAACCAGAGTTGGCTGGGCATCCATCGCGTATGAGTAGCTATTTGCTACTGCATCAGTCAGGTAAGCTTTGGCTTCAGGAAGGACTACGCCGTAATCCCGTTCAGCCATTGCCTTGTGTTGTAAAAATTCTGCGTTGTTCATCGATTAGCTCCAGGTGCCCATCTGTACCAGTTCGCCAGCAGCAGCCGCGCTACCGACAACAAATTTAGTTTCTACATAGCCGGAAATGGTCGCGCCCGCCGCGCCAGTGGTTACTGAACCATCAGACAGTTTTGCGAAGATTTTCTGACCAACGGTTGCCTCTCCAGCAGTGCGCACCCAGAAGTCGCCAGCAGTCATCAGGGTCATCTGGACGCCAGGCTGAATGGTCATTGATGCTTCAGCCAGCCAGGTAGTAATTGACGCCTGACCTTCGCGATGAACGAAGCCAGCCGGAACGCCGGTGCCGGTATTGTCTACCACGCCGTTAGACACCCAGCCGAAGCGACCGACCACGACGCCATTGGTGCCAGCTACCAGAGCACCTTCACCCGCGAGCAAGCTTGCCTTAGGGTTTGCAGAAGCGAAGTCACCTTCAACGCCTGGTGCCTGCTGCTGATTGATTACACTTTGAAAGCCGCCCATTGCTTAGCTCCGTTTCATTTTGGTTGCGCCAGGGAATGCCTTAGCGAAAGAAGTGGTTGCCGCAGAGTCCATACCGATGGTGGTGGAAGGTTTGCGAGCTTCTGATTTATGGCTGATTGTGAACTCAACCATTGATTTCAGTGCTGAAGGGTGAACGCCTTTGTGGTTAGCGCCTACAGAGTCGAGAGCGAAACGGTAGATGTCTTCAGCTGAGTCCATTGCTACCAGGCTCACATCACCAACGAGAGCGCGTACGCACTCACGAGCTTCGTTTGCCTGACGAATGCGACCCATGACATTCTCTTCAGCTTTACGGATTAATGCAGCATCCATAGCAGCCTTGTCCTCTTTGTCTTCATCGTCTTCATCTTCGGCTTTTTTGCCCTTTTTATCTGGCTCTTCATCTTCAGCCTTTTTGTCTTCTTTTTTGGGCTCGTCTTTATCCTCGTCCATCGCTTTGCATTTCTTGTCGTCGCACTCTTCTTTCTCTTCCTCTTCGAGTTCGAGATTTTTCTTGACCGCTTTTTCGACTTCTTCGAGGTCTGCGTCTTGTGCCAGGAATGGCTTCAGAGCAGCCGCGAGTTGTTTGGCTTTTGCCATCTCTTTTAGCTCCAGTGATAATGAATCCCCGACAACGACGTCGGATCCGGCTCTGCCCTCTATTACGAGTGCAACGTGGTTCCCGACGATATCGCGCATGACGCCATCGTATGGCTGGCCTTCATGTACGCCGGGGGTCATGTCAGCTACATATCTGTAGGCCGACGAAAGCTCTTTCTTCTCGTCTGTTTCGATTCCAGCGATGGAATCCGCATCCCAGACAACAAGCGAGTTCTTTAGGTAAGTCCCGTCAAATTCGGCATCAGTACCAGTAGAACCAACCACAGCCATCTTCTGAGGGTCTGCGGCAGTAACCGGAATGTGTTCATTGAGGAGCGGGATGTTGTTGAATGTGGTCGCCGCTTTTGCGAGTTCTTTGGGGTCGCGCAGCAGGTAATAAACTTTGTCAGGCTGCAGGCCTAACGCTTTGGAATTGGGAATTTCACGGCCATAGTAGGGGCAGATATTAGCCTTGCTGATTGGCGTCACTTCGATGTGCAGGCGACCGTCCTTGTCAAAGGAGCGCACCGTTGCCCTGTCGAATGCCAGAGCTGAGTCACCTGCATAGCCATTGGCATACGCCGCACGCTCAACCTCTTCTGCCTTTGCTTTTGTATCGAATGGCCCTTCTTTTCCCCAATACCATTTGCCATTTTTCTCTTCGACTGGCATGGATTTACCTTTCTTCAGGCAATAAAAAAGGCCGCATTAGCGACCGTTGTTTTTCTTCAGAGACGTTATTGTCAGCACGGCTATGATTAGCCCGCCAAATATCAATGTCAGGCCTAGAGCCTTGAACACTTCAATCATTTTCTCTCCAGTCCTGGGATGATCGGAGACCACGTGCAACGGCAGTTGATGGCTTCGCCAGGTAACACCCATTCACCATCGAGATACAGCCCCTTGTTGAGCTCAAACTCTTTACCGTCAGCCTTGACGTGGGATTGGCGTGGCTCTTTACCCGCGTGAGAGTGACGCCAGATGCCCTTGGTGATACCCAGGCTCTTTTGCCTCTCAGACTGGATGACTGCTGTAGCCTTGTTATTCTGGTCGCGAGCAATGGTCTCTGCACGCCTGCGCGTGATGCCGTATCGCGCTTCAAGCTCATCGGTTAGATGCCCGAGGTCACGACCACGGCTGACTGACTGCATCACCATCGTCTCCACTTGAGTGTGGTAGTGTTCAGGTATCGACTTAATAAGGTTGACGTTCTCGTTAATGACGGCCTGCATCGTGCCTTTAAGCTCATCATTCATCGTGAACTTAACAGTAAAGCCGCCAGCCTTTAACGCGGAGTGAAGCGAAACGTCAGTGTTGCGGAGTGTCTTATCAACGAAGCGATCTGCCAGTTTCTTTGCAAGCTCGTTGAACTTGCCTTCCCACTGTTTTCCGAGTTTAGCCAGTCTGCGCTTAAGCTCATTCGCCGGGCTGGCATCCATCGCCATGCTGTCTTTGTAGCCTACTTCAAGCCAGTACCGGTAGGACTTGTTCATCTCCCGTACCAGCTTTAGCAACTCAGCACGATACCACTCGTGAACTCCGGCGTTAGCCCTGATTGGACGAAGGGTTTTCTGGCTCTTCGAATCCTTCTTCGATGGACTCGTTTTCGTAATCTTCGTCATCTTCAGATTCCATCATGTGGTATGGACTGCTCTTGTCTGACTGGCGCATAGACTTGATGGCATCGATATCGAACACACCGGCTTCAGCGTAGTTCTTATCAGCCTCGGACTGATGCTTCATGACCTCGGCTTTCTCGGCCTCTGTGAGCTCGTAAAGCGGCAGGAACTCAAAATCTATGTCAGGGTCAATCTCGCCGAATTCGTTCAACTGGAGGACATCCAGCACGGTTTTCAGCGGGCCTCTGAACAGATTCTCCTGCATGGCGTGGATGGAGTCGTAGAAGACGCGGATTTCACCATCAGATGAAGCGTTGAGGCCGTTTGGAGTGATGCCAAGCAGTTTAACCAGAGGGATGCTTGATACCGATGCCATCTGTTCCTGCGCTTGCGCCTGGAGAGCATCGACACCGGACAGGCTTGTCACGAACTGAAAGAACTCTTCTGCATCCTTATCAACAAGGAACATTCCACGGTTATCGCGGACCTTATTGAAGAACTCAGCACGCATAAACAGGTTAGGGTCAGCAACGCCGGACAAAACGTTTTGCATGTTCGTCTTCAGGCCGTACACCACAAACGAGTGAACCAGGTCGCTCACGCTGTCACGCGTTCTCAGCCAGTTCTGCACGTATGGCTCAGCCATCTGGCTAAGTGACAGGCCGCCGAAGTTATATGCCGCCTTGAGGATGTCTGGCACCTGGCGAGAAATCATCGTCAGCATTCGACTGGCGTGAACTGTGCGACCCATGACGTACCATTCAGCCGGGTTGAAGAAATCAGGGCTCAATGGGTTGTCGGCGTTATACACGCCGGGGTAAGTCCACATGGCCTCGATAACACGGAAGCCGTTCAGGCTGCCTTTGGTTATCTTGCGAGGGCTGATGTAGAGTTTCTTGTCCAGTTCATCAGGAACCAGCCACGCAGAATTACCGCTCGGCGTCTTCACATCGATGTAAATCTGACCGCGCCCGAAATAACCATCATGCTCAGCAGCTTCACGAAACTTCTCGCGCACTTTGAAACGCTTTAACGCGTCATCAAGCTGTCGAATCTTATCGGCCTTATCATCGCCGTCATCTTTGCCGATGTGCTTAAGCTCAATCCACTTTCGCGTCATCTCTTCAGCTATCGTGCCGGTAATCTTGCGATATTCCGGCAACTGAGCGAGCTGTGAAAGATATGGATATCCAGGGAAGCCCCCATAGCCATATGCGGTGATGTTTGCTGAGTTGAGGTAACTGTAAGGCGTGGAATCCATCGCCAGGGCAGCCTCACCCACGCTCTCAGGAATCACTCCAGGAGGTGGCGTATAGCGCTCAATCTGTCGAAGTACTTCACCCTCTGACTTAATCCTTTCCTGTTCATTCAGCATCGCCAGCGCGTTAGCCAGCGACATGGGCTGCTTTGCCTCTTCCTTTGGAGGCTCAGCTTTTTTCTTTTTCCAGCGTTCAAACATTATGCGAGCCTCAAAAGTTCGTCGGAGATTCGCAGCGGCTTTCTGATTAGCGGCGCGAATGCCATGATTAGGGAGTCAGCCATGTTCGGGGATGGTATGCCCCGCTTTTTCATGTCTTTTTTGCTTTCGACTTTCACCCGTCCATTGCCGTCATAGTCAACCCATGGACGAGACAGTTCTGCTTTAAGGTATTCAAGCTTTGGTATGGAGGATGAGAGGCTGATAAGTTCGTCGAGTGAATATTCGATTTGACAGTTAGGGTCTTTCTTTCTGGCCTCGACACAACGCCACGTTTTGTAGAATCGGTCACGCACATTCCACCAGGCCTGAGCCTTGATATTGGAGAACATGTCTTTGTTCTTTTTGCCTGCCATGTATTCAGATTCAGGCATAAGAACAGCGCCGCCAGCATTGAAGCCCTGAATATTAACTTTGGCTATGCGTCCTAATTGTGCTTTTACGCCAGCACCTACACCGATTGAGTCGTAAATGATTTCATCTGCGTGATTCTGTTCAGCGTAAAGGTTTACTTTGTTCGATGACTCTATGACATCGCCTTTATTCCATTCGCACACATCGATAGCCACTGAGCCATGACGCAGGGTGATCGCATTGCTATCCTCACCTTCATCTGCAACGTCAAAGCCGACTCGCTTCTCACCTATTGGCTCAAAGCCGAGAAGCTTATGAGCATCCACAGCCGCTGCAATCCACGACGGCTTGATGATTGCCATATCACTGTCGGCGACTGGCTCTCCTTCCCAGATGTGCAGGTAAAGGTCATAGTCCTTGCGCTTGCACTCCTCCATTTCAAGCCGGAGAACGTCAGGAAACCATGGGTTATCCGTGTAGTTAACGGTCAGCAGGCAGATGTCATCAGGAGGCGCAATAACGAAGCGCTGGTGCGTATCATCGAGGATGTTCTTTGGGTTATAGCTGACCCAGATTTCAGATCCGGGCTTGCGAATGGTTGGAATCAGGATTTCCCACGATTCCTTTGATACCGCTTCCGCCTCTTCCATCCAGCAGATGTCGATACCTTCGAGCGATTTAATTTTGGTAGGGTTGTTCTTGATGCCGTAGAACATGAACTCACTACCAGTCACCAGGTGACGAATGCTCGCGCGCTGAATTTCAAACTCCGCCGCATAACCTTCACGGTTGATTGTGTCATCGAGCAGTCGGATCACTGAGTCGCTGATACTATTCTGGAGTTCGCGGGCGCAGAGAAAGCGATAGCACCCTCGGCGAGATATCTCTACGAGTAAACGTGCAATTGTCCAGCTTTTCCCTGACCCGCGCCCACCTTTGCCACTTTGTAACGATGAGGCTTAATGAACGGTTTGAATATCGGGTTAATCGCTGTCATCTTCGAATAGCTCAGTGAGGGATTTGTTCAGGTTAAGTCCAAGGCTTCCGCGCATTTCCACAATCTGCTTATCGAGACCAGTGAGTTTGGCTTTTCCCATTGTGGCAGCTACAGCAGCGGAAGATTGCGGAGTTTCTGCGCCCAATGCAGCCTGCCTTGCCTCTTCAAGCTCTTTGAGTAAGGAGTCCACAGTGACGTTATGGCGCTGTTTAATCTCTCCCTGCAATTCCTTAACCCTTAGTGCTACCTTAGCGTTATCAAGCAGCTTGCTTGCGTTTACATGTATTGCTTCAGCTTTCATCTTGTCAGCAGCATACGCCGTCCGATAAGCCTCTGAAGCATTACCCGTTTCGATGTATGCCTGACAGAAAGCCTCTTGCTTAATTGTCAGACCTGCCATTCGTTACTCCGTTATCTATTTACAGGCTCATACTTCAACTTCTGGCTAATGCCGTACTTAACGATGAAATTACCCACCTTTTGGTAGTCAGGCTCGCAACGCATCATCAGGCAGAACACTGTCAGCGTCCTTAGGTAGACAGGAACCCACCACCTGCTTTTGATTTCAACTGACAGTCTGCACATCGCCATTGATTTCTTCCTCGCTAGGAACTGGTGTGAACTCCACGCGCTTTACATCAGTAGGAGCGAAATACAGCCACTGACCCGTCTCAGTCGCCAACGGCACAAAGCCGTTCACCAGCTCAGGCTGACGTCGCGACATCTTGCCAGTGAAGGTTTCGCCTGTCTGGGTAGTTAGCGTAATTTGGTAGATGTCGGACATGGTTACCTCTTTGCCTTGTCGCAGCTGTTGCCCTGCTTCTCAGAAGTGCTTAGCCACTTACGGCTTACCCGTCAGCAAGATGTGATCACCATCCTTGCGGGGTTACACAGATCATTATCGAAGCCCCTCGGTGAAGAGCTTCTGTAATGAAGAACCGTTGTGAAAGTGGCTCTCTAAAACCACATATTTGTGGTTATGCAGCCAGGCGGTGCTGTTCTTCGATAAGCGGCTGGCGGTGATTACGCTCGAACATACCGCGCAGCACTTCTTTGCGTTGTTCGAAGTCCCACCCCATGCTGATAAACACGGTGTTAGCACGCTGTAGCTCGGTGATGCAGTGAATTTGTTCCGGCGTCAGGTAGTCGCGGATCGGCTCTTTCTTCCCGATTTCGTGATGCACGCGGAACTTGGCCGCCGTCATGCCCAGCGCCAGCCTGTTAATCAGGTCAGCCTCATTGGAGAAATGATGCGGTGCAATCTGCTTACCCTGAGCCTCTCGCTCATGTTTAATGGCGTCTGTCATAGGCTTGTATTCCAGGCGCGCCGAGTTGCGATCCATCTTCTTCTTTGCCAGCGCGCTGCGCATCGTGAAGAACTCAGATACCAAGCGCTTCTTGAATGCCCGGACAACTTCGTTGTTTCGCATGTAGGTGATCAGTAGCGTGGTTTGCTGTTCGTTCAACAACGCGACGCGAACTTTGGAATTGTTGTACCCAGCTCGGATTTCAAATCCGACCTCTCCGAATTCCTCAAGGTCACTTTTGTTACGGTCAACCAGCTTGATGATGGTGTCATGGTCTCGCCCAACGCCCTCGGCGATGGCTGCGGTATTGGTTACCAAGTCGAGCTTCTTGATTTCAACTAATTGCATGGCGATGTTCCTTAAGAAAGATGAGCCTGTTCGCACAGAAAAGCCGCCCCGAGATGGTCGCCACCATATACGGCAGTTCTCAGGCTCAGCTTTCTGAAAGACTCGGGTTGTCTATGCGCTGCGACGCGCAGTCTGGATAAATCCCATCACCGATGACAGAAAATTCGCCAGCGGTAACAGGCATAAAAAAGCCCCGCGTTGTAGCGAGGCTCATTTAATGGACTTTGTGATTTGCAAAGTGCGGTCAAAACATTTTTATTTCAGGCACTGCTCTTTGATGTAGTCCTGCATGCCGCGAATCATTTTGTCAGCGGTTGCGATTCCGTCCCGGTGATAGAAATAATTCCGTCGAGCGTCTGGAGTAAGTTCGGGGGATCCTGCATCATCCATGCCGGTGGCGGAGGAGGCTTTTGACACTCTATGGCAGGTTGCGGCGATGCGCAGCCGTTTAGCGCCAGAATCGACATCCCGACGCAAATCGTTAATGGTCTTTTTCGCATCGGACAATTCCTTCGTATATTTGGCATCCAGCACAGCCACATCTCGCTGGCGCACCTGCATATCTTTGATGGTGGCGTTAGCCAGGCGGAGATTCTTGGTGGCTTTATCGCGCTGGTCTTTGTAGGTGATGGCGTTGTCGCGGTAGTGATTAACTAGGAACGCCAGCACGCCGATTAACGCCAGCACCAGCAACTGCAGCCAGTAACGCTTAACCAGTGCGCTAATCAAGACAGGAACAGAGCGCGCTCCGCCTCACGCCGACGGGTCAGCCCGTTCAGGACTTTACCGCCAGCTTTATTCCAGCGCAGGAACTCATCGGCAGCGCCAGCATAATCACCGGCGTTGAGTTTTCGCAGAAGAGTCGATGTCGACAATGACCTGGATCCGAGGTTATACGTGAACGACACCAGGGCGTCGAATTGCCCCTGAGTCAAGCCGACTTTAACCAGGCGGGACACATCGTTTTCATAGCTGACCAGCCCGGTCTTCAGCAGACGTTCTGCTGTTTCCTGCTTAATCGTCATCCCGGCGCGGATTGGTTTTCCGTCGACAGGCTGAGTCCATCCGTATCCGATCGTCCACACTCCGACGCTGTCCTGGTACGCGGTGAGCTTGCAGCCTTCGAACTGCTTGATCAGGGCAATGCCTTTATCACTGGTTTGCATTCTTCATCCCCGTCAGGCGTTCCCAGAAGTACGTCAGTGCCACGGAGCCCATCGCCCCGCTAATGCCAGACGTAACCAGGATCATGTAAAGGCTCAGCCCGCTTTCAACGCTGATCAGGCCGCCAATGAGACCGGTAAAGCCGGACACTGCAATTTGCGCCAGCGCGTTGATCCAGCTCCAGGTTGCTTTGCTCTGCTTCACGTCAATAAGGTATCGGACCAGGCCGCCCCAGCATGACAGAGCAAGGACAATCAGCCATGACACTCCGGCAATGCTTTCTTTATCTTGCATACGTTTAGCCATATCACCTCCGAAAAACGGGGTGCTGTTTGTAGTAAGGGATCAGGCCCTCGGGACGATTTAACAAGTAGGCGTGTCGATGATGGTTCCCGGGGCCTGGAATAAAAAACCCGGCGACAGGCCGGGAATATGAGGGCGTGGCAATGTCGGCTCTCTGGCCGAAGGGTCCCAGGTAGTGGGTTCTGGTGCCGGGCAAAGGAATCGAACCTCTGACGCGCAGCTTACAAGGCTGCCGTTCTGCCACTGAACTAGACCGGCGAATTTGGCGGGACAGGAAGGATTCGAACCTTCGACCATTCGGTTAACAGCCGAACGCACAACCGCTGTGCTTCTGACCCTGAAACGAAAAAGCCCAAGGCGTTAACCTCGGGCTTGAATTTTTTTGCTTCGGAACGACTGAACGGATTCCCAGCGTTAGAGATAAATCTATCCAGTTTTTCCGCGAAATGCAATACCTATTTCCTATATATTTTCAACATTAGGGAAAATTATTTTCATCTCGTTACTTTTGAGAGAATGGAATCAGCCATAGACTCCTGTTTATGGCATTCGGCGACCAATTCCTCAAATAGCGGCTGAAGTTGCTCATATGCCGCCGTTTTCTTTATCTCCGCAACAGTATTAACGCCCTCAATTACCGTTGAGAACTTAAGCCTGGCGTAACCTCTACCACCGCAGCGGTCGCAGGCTTTCATTACTGGAACGCCCTGGCGATCGCTTTCTGCCTTGTCCAGCACCTTACCTTTGCCATGGCAGCGACACGAATTGCTGATAACGCCTTTTCCGTTACACGGCTTGCACTTAACTCGCACCACCTCACGCGCCTGTGTCCAGCTCTCCCAGTCGCTTGGGCGAACGGCACGCGACATTTTCGACCAGTAAGGCGGTTTCCCCCATGGGTATGAGACCTTGTTGGTAAACACTTGCGCCTCTGTAAATCCGCCACCATCACAGCAATCACATTTTCGAGTGCTGGCAGCACTTCTTGAATAATCCTGGTATGCAAAAGCGCAGAGAACCTTAAGCACGCCTGACCGAGCTGATTCATCGAGTTCAGACAGTGCTCTGAATTTACCTGATAACTTACGTGCCTGCTCATAGAGTCTCTTCAGTGCTATATCTGGGCTGCTAATGCCGATTTTCGAGAGGTAAAGATCGAAACCAAACCCGCACTTGTGGCCAGCAAGGCCAAGCGCCGCCATAACGTCAGTGCCGGTGAGACTGTCTGATGCGGTTGCGCGAGGAGAGTCACTGAACATCGGTGATTTAGGCGCAAAGTATTTAGCGATTGATTCGAGGTTCATTATGCGGCTTCCTTATGTGGCTGGTTGGTTTTGGTCTGGCTGTGCTTTGCTACTGGCGGCAGGTTGGCGCGCTTAACGCTCTCAACCTGGTATCGGGTTATCTCGTCTCTGGTCACGGCGCGCACTCCCCGATGATGATCTGCCCCTTCTCACCCCAGACCTTTGTGATGCGGCAATCCCAGATGTGAGCATCATCCTCATAAAGCGCATCCATCAGGGCCTTCAGCATGTTGTCGCAGTCTGGCTTGGCCCGGTGGGGCTTCCCGGCGAACTCCGCTCGTTTCTTCTTACTCCAGCTTGGTGGCATTGGTAGGACGAATGTCACATGTGATCCGGATTCAGGCATGGTCATCTTGCGCAGGCGGACTTCATCGCAAAAAGCGCGATAACGCATTACAGGTGGGCGCTGCTTCCACTTATCCGCGCGGGTCATGCGAGGCTTGCCGATTGGTGTGATGTCATAGATTTTCATGCAGGCACCACCAAGCCACGACGGGCAATCTGGATAATGGTCAGGACGATGGCGCGATCCATTAACTGGCGGCGCTCGTCACGGCTAAGCCCCTTCCCGTTATCAATCTCTGAATGGCAGGTGACACAGATAGCGGCGGTGGCGCAGTCGTCTGTCTTCATGCCAATTCCCTTTCCTTCATTGCGGTGTGCCACCTGTACGCCCCACGCTCCGCAAAGGACGCATTGCTCAATCTGGCCGAATGCGGCGAGCCACTTCTTGCTGCGGTAGGTTTTACTCATGGTCACCACCTTGAACCTGTACCAGCGTGAGGTTTCCGCAGAACACAGCTCTGGTGTCGATGTACATCTGGTTGGCATATTTCAGGGGCTGGCGCGCTGGGGTGTGTCCGAAGATAAACAGATCTGCACCGGCTATTGCCGAGACAATGCCGTCCTGAGCGTCGCTAACCCGCTCACGATTCCAGATGACCATTTCTTTCGGCACTGGCTTATCAAATTCATATTCGTTGTGCGGGTAGTCAGCGTGACAGATGACTATTTTTCGATCGGAGGTAACCAACTCGATGATGAGTGGTAACTCAGCTGCTTTGTGAACCAGAGCCTTCGCTAGCACCTCTTTGTCATAGTCGAGATTGAAGAACCAACCGCCACCATTCACCAGCCAGTGGTTAACGTTTCCATACTCAGACAAGCCATCAATCATCATCTGTTCATGGTTACCGCGCACAGCCCGGAACCACGGCATAGTGATTAAATCCAGGCACTCTAAGTTTTCCGCACCTCGGTCAATAAGGTCGCCCACGGAGATCAGCAAATCGCAAGAAGGGTCAAACGACACTCTGTCGAGCTCCCCCATCAGCAGCGTGTAGCACCCATGCAGATCGCCGACGACGAAGATATTGCGCCAGTCAGCGCCATTAATACGTTGATACATGCTCATGCAGATTTTCTCCTCGCCGCGAGACGCAGCCATTTCTGATCCACCAGGCCAGCGGTGTAGTCTTTCAGGGTCGGGATATCGGACGGCTTAACCGCGGGCTTACGCTTGCGGCGCGCCGGAACGCGGAAGATTTCGTTGTTGATGACGCGGGAAAGTGGAGTCGACATCAGGCCTCCTGCTTATCGCGCAGCTGCTGGTACTCGCAACCGTTCGGGATTGTTAGGGCCAGGCCGAACTGGGCACACCACATTTCAACCTTCACCAGGAAGATATGCATTTCGCCTGTATCGAGGTCGGCGGTGTGGCGCGGCTCCCAGGTCGTGGTTTTCTCACCGGTGATGAAATCGGTGTAGGTCACCTCTTCGCAGCCGAGATAGGTTTTTTTGAGGTTGCGCTTAACCCAGTCTGGAGTGGCGTCTGTGCGGCCGGAGTTAATCAGGTATTCGCTGATTTCAGCCAGCCACATGTGGAGAAGTGAATTCTGAGACAGGCTGCGCTTCTCACGCCACGGCTTCATCTGGAGGCGAAAGGACTGCCCGGAATCCAGCAATGGCTGAATCTGCTGGCCGATGGCCGCGAAGTTACCGCGATGGAGTTTGATGCCGTCAACTGGCAGAGTCATACGGCCTCCTTAACGGAAACCGCAGAATGCAGAAAATCGCAGGTGCATTTCTGCATCTGTGACAAGGTGAAGAGTTCAGATTGTGGTCGCATTTAAGTCCCCTTAAATGCGAAGAAGTCTGCCAGGGTTGTTCAGGCCGCTGGCAGATTGATTATGGCTTGCTGATTATTGGAAATCAAATGTTGCTTGACGTTTAGTTATGTGTCGAATGGGTTAGGCATCATCCACCTCTGGCTTTTTGAAATTAGCCTCAATGGACTCGCCAAGGCGCTTAAGCCAATCAGCTAGTTTTAGCGCTGCTTCTTCCGGAGTTTTCTGCCCGGGGAAATCAGTGATGATGATGCTGGCTTGATGATTACCAAAACCATCCCTGTTTATCACCATTCCCTGCTCAAGCACCGTCTGCTGGTTGCTGTGCTTAACGTAGTAACGAGCCTCAGAGTTTCCAGTGCTGCGCTCCTTCACGTAAGAGACAAGTTCCACCTCAGTGGTTACAGTTTTTCCTTTCGCATCCTCGACGCGATGAATCATTGCCTTGAAAGTGTCGGCCATCACTTCACCTCCAGCTGCGGTGCTGCTGGCGGTAGCATGTATTGCCAATGCGTAGCGTCACGGCATACCGATTTAAACAAAGATGCCGGGACAAAACGGAATCGAACGTCTTCATGTGGGGTCGGTGTATAGGCGCATACGCGGAATTCGCTATCGAGATCCGGCATCCGCTCACTGCAAGCCACCCAACCATCCTGAATCACCGGAGAGTTGAGAGAATCTCGCTCTGCCTGAATCTTCCCGGAGTCGATTTCTATTCCTGAGTTGCGGATGATTTCTACCGCATCGCGCAACTTGTAAGCCGTCGTTACAGGTTCAACCATATTGTTGGAGTCACCGTAATGGTCAACCATAGCGAGCTTATCCTCGGTATGGTTGGTTATCGCTTCCTGATAGCGTTCAAGCTCCACGTACTCCTGACATGACCACCCGCCATCAATAAAATTGCGAGCTTCAACAGCGTTGAAAGTGAACGATGTTTCACTGCCAGTTGGTGAGGTTAAGCCGTACAGGTCTGCTACCGGCTTAAACTGTGTGGCTGGAATATTTTCCGGAATATTTTGCGGTTCGTTTTGTGGTCGATCGGCACCCTGAAGCATGGCGGCACGGCGATTCCATTTCTCTGCGCATATTTTCCTTGTGTCGTGGTGGCATGAGCATGGAGCATCAGCCCCTTCATGCTCGCCAACATCGCAACGCACTTCTGCTCTACACTTCTTGCAGGCTATAGAATAGCCCTGTCGCTCATGTCCGTAGAACTCAAAGAACATGCCACCGTCTTCTTCTGGTTCACCACCGCAAAATGGGCAAGGTAATAGCTTCATGATTTATCTCCATTAAGCATGGCGGCGCGGCACTGATTGAATCCATGTGCCCATGCTGATGCAAGAGCCATATCGTCTTCGGTGATTTCCTCTGGAACATCTTCCCAGCAAACTTCATCAGGCACAGATACCGGCGCTGGCGGGGCAGAGCGATACAGAAGAACATCACCCATCTCTGCTCTGGACGCAGGCCATACGTCTGCATCAGAGCCAGATTTGAGATAATCAAGATTGGACTGGTCGATTACGCACACAGCCTCCGCTTCGAGCGATGCCAGCGCGATATGCGCCAGCTCTTTCAGGATTGCCACATCAGCGTGACCAAGGGTGTAACCAGCTTTCAAATCGGCAACTGCTTGCACTTCCTGTTTGATAATTTTCATTTCAGCAATCCCAAGTCAGAAATCAATAAAACGCAGGCGATAAAGCCAACCATAAGAGCAATGCACTCACCTGTGCTCATGATGCCTCTCCTTTACCGGCTGCGGCAATGTTGATGCCAGCGTTATCACATGCAATGCGGAATGCCGCTTGAAGTTCTCGCGCAACGTTTGGCACATATCCGTCGAAGGTTGGCATTTCGACAGTCTTATTCTCTGCGGCTTCCAGCTCATCCAGCAGCGCCAGCATGGTTTGTGAATGTATGTCCATGTTGAACACGCCATGCTCTTGAGCTTTCTCTGCTGTTTGGCGCAGCGACTGTTTGTCGATGTTGCTCATTGGGCGGCCTCCTGCTTCTGCTTGTTGTATACAGCCCAGCTAAGGGCATCGAGTTTGTCGCGACCTGCTTTGTCGTACATGTGGATGCCATCGCTACAGGCGTGCTCCTGCTTCACCTGCTCTTCGAGAGCGCTTATCTCTTCGTAAGAGAGGGTTGCCAGCTTCAGGCGATTCCAGCCGAAGTTACGGATGCGTGTCATGACTGCACTCCTTTGCGTAATTGGGCGGCGAACTCTTCCAGCCACTCAACCATTTCAACTTTGCCAACCAGGTCCGACTCGGGGAATTTGTGGCAAACTCGCTGCGCTGTCTCGAAATCCTTGTACTGAAACTCTTGAGCCACTACGTTTTTTGCTGTGTCGATTGCAGTTTCCACACCCTGCGCCCGCACTTCAGCCAGGAAAGCGTCGGTGTCCGGGGTTTCAACTCGGATGCTGTCACGCAGGATGAAGAATGCATCGAGCATACCTGTCTCCGGCATATCATCCTGGTGCTTCTCATACGCATCCAGAGCCTTCATCATCACAGGTCCGAATGGCTGAGGATGTGCAGCCTTCAGCCCCGCATTCTCCGCAGCCAGCGCCGAGCATCTGGCTTCCAATTCTTCGTAACTCAGTTTCATACCCCTACCCTCCCCCAAACCATCAGTACCCTTCTCATCGCCGCGCTGTTGCGGAACTCCTGAAATATTCCGTTGGTGCAGCTGCGCGCGGTGCCATCCTGCTCTTCCGGCGTCGCCAGCCGATAAGTCACCGTTCGCCAGACCTTGCTCACCCGGACAATCTTGCGGGCCCGCTCCAGATCGATAGCGTTCTTCGTGATGCAGTTGATGGTCATGCCGCACTCTGTGGCCACATCCTTCGCGGTGAAGGTCCGGTGCGTTTCGAGATAACGCAGAATTGCCTGTTTGCCTTTCATCAGAATCCCCCTTTCTTTTTCGGCTGCTGCTCACGCCCGCGGCGTTCTGCGGCGGCGGCCTGCTGGTCCGTGTCGTAAATTGCCCCGTTAATCTGATTGCAATAAACCGTTCCGGTACTGCCGTGGCGGTTGAGTCGCAGGATTAACTCGGTTTCTCCCGGCGGCACGCTGTCATCGAAAGCACCTTCCCGGTGGATACCAACCCAGTAATCGCAGTCTTGTTCGATCTGCCCGGTATCGCGGGAGTCGCTCGGGAGCGGGCGCTTGTTGGTGCGCTTTTCCAGATCTCGGTTAAGCTGCGTCAGCAGCACTACAACGCAGTCCAGTTCCTTGGCCAGCATCTTCAGGCCTTTGGTGATCAGACCGTACGCCAGGTCGTTACGCTCAGCCTTATCGGCAGTCATCAGGGTCAGGTAGTCGACCAGAACCATGCCAACCTTGCCTCGCTCGCGCTTAATACGGCGTGCCTCAGCCACGATATGTGCCAGCCCAATGCCAGGAGTGTCGTCAATCATCAGGTTATTGGTGTCGATCAGCGCGCTCATCACTCCGGTCGCTTTCTGGATGTCCCCATCCCAGTCGCCGAGGTAACCGAAATCTTCTTTGGTCATGTCCGGGTAGAACAGGTTTGGCGTAAGGCGGCTCTGCTGGGCTGTGATCTTCTCGACCATCTGCCCTTCAGGCATTTCCAGCGAAAACATCAATGCTGGCTCGTTCTCCACGGTGGCGCAGTTAACGGCCATCTGCGTGTACAGCGTGGTTTTCCCCATCTTCGGGCGCGCACCGATAACAAACAGACTGCCCCGCACGATGCGCTTTACGCCCAGCAAATCGTCAAGTGACGGAAGCCCGGAGGACAGGCCCCGGCTTCGGCCGTTCGGCTTGCAGCGCTCGTCGAATTCTTCAGTCCAGTCCGATACCGCGTCATGGAATGAGCGGAGCCCGGTCTTTCTGCCGGTTCGCGCGTAATCGCTGATCTCGGTGAACAGACTCTGGATAGCTTCGAACTTCTCGGCGGTAGTCATTCCGTTGCGCGCATACAGCAGTTCGGTTGCCTTAGTGGTCATGTCGATGCCGTAGCGCTCCATGGCCTTCTCGCGAACCACTATGGCGTAGTGAACGATGTTCGCTGCGCTCGGCGTGTTCTTCGACAGCTCAGCCATGTAGGCAAAACCGCCAGCCATCTCTTCAAGGCCTTTAGCCTCCAGCGACTCAATCAGGGTTATCAGGTCTACCGGTCGCTGTTTTGCCACCAGCTCACGCATCTCTGCAAAGATCACCTGGTGGGCTCGGAGGTAAAACGATTCGGGCTTCAGCATGGCAAGGGCTTTCTGGCAACGTTCGCTGCCGGTATCCAACATGATGCCACCCAGCACGCTCTGCTCTGCTTCGAGGTTATGAGGTACGGTCAGGAATTCATTGCTCACAGTGAACCCTCCCGCGTTTTAACCAGTGTTTCTGAACGCAGCAGGTAGTCAAAGCTGGCACGCCAGCCGGTGTCGTTGTCACCAAAATAAAACGGCTTTGCAGTACGGGAGAACGCTGAAAAATAGTTCTCAATTGCTTCTACCGTTGGTTCTTTCAGCTCAGACAACAGACGCTTGATATTACGGCGACGTTTGTCATTAAGGGCCTCTGCCTGCGGCAATCTGTCTCCCAAGGTTGAGTTGTATGCTGACATCACAGCTTGATAGTCGATTGCTGGTTTTTTCTGTGAAACCGGTTTTTCTTCCTGACCGCCACATTCCCCCTTGGGGGATTTAGGGGGATCTTTTCTTTCTTTCTTTTGAATAGTTTCTTTTGTGTTTAGCTGAGTTGGCTTATGGGTATTAGCTGAGTTGGCTAATGTTTCATTAGCTGTTTCGGCTAATGTTTTGCCATGTTGGCTAATGCTGAAATTCCAGTCAGAAATCACCTTATTCACCCCGATCGCCAGACCATTGGTAACGATGATGTTCATTGCAATCATCTCGTTCTTGGCCTTGCAGACATGCGTGTGGTGAATGCCGGTCATCGCCGAAATCTGGGTATTGGTAATGCGGTCAAACTTTTTCCCGAACCCGTAGGTTTTGCGGATCACCGCCAGAACGACCTTCAGCTGGCGAGCCGTTAAATCAGCAGCCATAACCGCTTCCAGCAGCTCGTTAGCGATGCGGGTATACCCATCATCGATATCTGCCACCTGACGCTCCACGACCGATACAGACGGTCTGAAAGGTATTACTTTTGCGAGGTTATCCACGACCACTCTCCTTGCGTTTCAATTCTTCCAGGATGGCGCGCATCTTTTCGGCCACTTCCGGGTTAACGGAACGGACAAAGCGGTCACGGGTAATGTTTTTATGTACAGCGGTATGGAAATAGCGTGGTTTTTTTGCCATTATTCCTCCTGCAACTACTGTCGTTTTTGCACCAGAAAGCCGTTGGTGTTCCAGCACCGCGGCTTTTCCCCTTTCTGCGTTCATGCTTCAAAATCTCCCTTCACTCCATCCCTGCTAGAAATCAGGATGGCGAGCAGCAGCGACATGTTCGGAACCAGGTTCTCCCGCCACCGGCTTACGGTTGATTTGTTCACGCCAGCTACTTCGGCGATCCTGGTGGTCCCAAGATCTGCGATTTGCCGCTGTACCCAGCTCTCAATTCGTCGCGCCTCCGCTTTGTTGCGTGTTGTTAAGGTCTCCATTTGCGATACTTCCTCTGAATTAATTGGTTATGGCCGCCGGTCAGGCGGCTGTTGAATTTGATTGCTCACCGAAAAGTAACCAGCGCGGTTCGCACTGCAGCGCGGTCGCCAGTTCGATCAATTTTCTTGGGCGCTTTGTAAGACCTGACTCAACCTGCTGGATGGTTTGCTGTTTTGTGCCAACCAGTTCGGCCAGGCTTGCTTGAGTAAGGTTTAACTCGTTACGACGTTTTTTTACGCGTTCTGAAAGAGATTCCATGATTCCTCCTTTACAAGGTTATTTGTATTTTATTGTCAAACAAACTTGTTTGTCAAATACCTTGTTTCTTGTAAGCATTGGAATGCTATCTATGAGGTGAATATGACTATTGCGGAGAGAGTTAAGTTAAGAAGAGCTGAGTTATCACTTACTCAGGCTGAGTTGGCGGTTTTGGCAAAAACGTCTCAACAGGCCATTCAGCAACTTGAGGACGGAAAGACAAAGCGACCGCGATATCTTCCAGAGCTGGCATCAGCCTTAAAGTGCTCTGTTAAGTGGCTTCTTACTGGTGAGCACGACAAAAACGATGAGCTTCCTCCAGAAGCCGAATGGGGCACAATTGATGCCTGGGATAAAAACACTCCATTGCCTGTCGACGAGGTCGAAGTGCCGTTTCTTAAGGATATTGAATTCGCATGCGGTAACGGCCGAATTCAGAGCGAGGATCACAACGGTTTTAAGTTAAGATTTTCAAAGGCAACGCTCAGGCGTGTCGGGGCAAATAGTGATGGCTCTGGAGTTCTTTGCTTCCCAGCGTCTGGTGACAGCATGGAACCTGTCATCCCTGATGGAACTACCGTAGCGGTAGACACAAACAATAAAAGAATTGTGGACGGGAAATTATATGCGATTGCTCAACCTGGAGCTGGAGAAGAAAAACTAAAACGCATAAAGCAACTTTACCGAAAGCCGGGCGGAATACTGATAATACGCAGCTTTAACCGTGAGGATGAAGAAGCTATGGAGCAAGATGTTGAAATCATAGGCCGAGTCTTCTGGTACTCAGTTTTGCTATAGCCAACCAAGGAAAGCGGCGCTCATGGATATCCTATCTTTTCTTTTAGGTTTACTTGCTGCACTAGCGATTATCGGTATTGCATTTTATTGGCTGAAAAAAATACACACAAAAAGAAAACTGAAGCAATATCGATCAAATGGTCTTGATTCCTCATTAAAGGATGCCAAGACGCTGCTGAATGCTGCTGATCATCTGAACGCCATTGATAACAATGCTATCGGGGCGATTTGGAGGGCCAGACAATGCTCTGAACACGCCAGCAAAAATGGTGAAGTTTATGCCATCAAAGGCTCTTGGGCATTAAAGAAAAAAATGATGAAAGTAGGTCCGAACGGCTATCTAAACGACAACCCTCTCCCGCGTTCCTGCGGATGCTACTTAACCTACATTTACAACCTGCGAAGCCTTCCAGACAATATGCTCACGGCGAACGCCAATAAAATCCTCAAAAAATAACCGCCCCTTATTAAGAAAGCCTGCTATGCGGGCTTTTTTTTCGTCTTTTACAAAATATGACGCCCCCACTCACATTTACAACAAACTAAATTACAAGCAAAAACATCTACATACCCAATAAAGACAAGAAAATACAAATTTATGTGTTTACAAGATTGATTGTATTCTTGTATCTTTACCCCATCGAAACGAAACATCGACAGCTGAGCGAAGTTAGCCAGCGGCGGACAGCAAGTCGCCTGCTCATTAAGAATTCAGTCAAGCAGCAAATCACCCGGAGCGCTCCTGGCAAATTGAAATGGCGCCCAATGGGATTGAGGCAGGTGTGTAACGCGTGGCGGGTATAGCACACGAAGAGGACTCCGCACCGGAATGGTTTGCTGCTCAGTTCCCGAACATCGGGGAATCTTTACCAGCAGCTCTTTGCGAGGGGCTGACGGTAAACAAACAGAGGGGTGTGTATGGCAGATAAAAAAACGGCGCCACTACTGCTTAACGTAGACGCCAGCGAGGTGCTTACTCAGACCGGGGAGCTTTTAAAGCTACTTGAACTTCCAGCCAGTTCCTTTCAGGGAATTCCTGAGCATGTCGTCGATCTGTTTTTTGACCGTGTCCGTGGCTTGATTGACAACATCGTCCTTAGTGATTTCGCGACCACAGTCAGCACAACTGACGCCGGTGAAATTTGTCTCAAAGTCAAAATCATCGGGCTGGTTGAACATCTCACTTCCGCAGTCAGGGCACACGGTCCGCATGGTTTGCATGAATATATCCTTTCTACTGTTGGGGAGATTAAAGAGTAAGCGATTTCTTGCTGTTGGGGAATAGCGGGAAAGCGCGCGCCGGGCGCGGATAAATATCCCGGCACTAACTGGAATGTTTTGGGGTGTGGTGGCGGTGTCCTCAAGCGAGGTGCAACGCTAGCAGTGTGATAAGACCTGAAAACCGGCTGGGCAGATAGTTGTTTGCCAATACAGAAAACAGGGCGTCAGGAAGTAAGTGAGAGTGGCGACTCAGTGCCAGTCCACCACACCGACCAAAGCATTTCTCCCGCATCAGCGGGTAACGACAGAGCCAGCCTCAAGCACCGGACGCCGATGCTTGGTGATGGTAATACTGCCATCTCAACCGCACAGGAGACGATGATCCTGTTCTGGTTGGATTGGAAAAGTCTTCTTGGCCCGCCAGCGCGCGGGCATTTTTTTGGAGGTTGCATGTTTGCTACTGACATCTCACTGAAATACGGCACTCATCAGCCAGAGACGATTCTGGAAACAATGCCGATTGAAGAAGCCTCCGAAATCATCAAGGAGAAGCTTCGTGATGAAGTGCGCCAGGAACTCGAGTGCGAGTATGGCGATCGCCTTTATGAGGCTGAAGAAGAGGCATCAAACTGGGAAAGCAGAGCTGATGACTATGAAAGCGATGCGACTTGCCTGGCTAAGGCCATAAGAGAGGCTTTTGAATCTGCCAGCTTTGAAGATGCAAAGGTGATCCTCCAGCGAGCGATGCACGACCATAAAGACTATTTCTGAAGACCCGCCACGGCGGGTTTTTTCATACCTCAGTCGCTTCACCGAGGCGGCTTAGTTATGACAATCGGCGGCCATCCACCGCCCATTGAAACACTGAATAAATGCGTTGAAGTCTTGTATTAACCGTTCCGTTCGCCGCGATAAGGCCAAGAGGATTTATGACAGACCTGAAAGATATAATCGCAAAGCTTTTAGAAGACGCCCGTCACCTTAATGAAATCGCTCCGAATGCTGGCACCGCAGCGCGTATCAAAGAAGCCGAAGAGGCTCTTAAGGCTGCATCATGACAGTCACCCACAACGGCAAGCAGTACACCGCCAAAAAGCTCAACGATAACGAGTGGCAGCTGACGTCGGTATCGGCACCGCGTGACAAGCTGGTGCTTAACCGCCAACAGATGAATATCGCTGGCCTCCTGAAACAGGTTGAGGTGAAGGCATGATCAACCACTATGGCACCACCCCGCTCATTCGCCAGTGCGTCACTCCTGGCATGATGGCAATGCATGAAGGCCGCACCTATCGCGTCTCAGCAGTCATTCAGGAGCGCAAATGGGTGTACCTGCACACCGATGCAGAAATCATCCGCCTCAGTGACTGTGTGATTGACGTCCTTCTGGACGGTCACGGCAACCCTCTTACCCATTAAGGACTTTGTCATGGAAACTAAATTTCTTTCTGACGGCCGTAAGGTCGTTGTCGTTGGTGCGCTGAATAATCAGGAAACGATCGTACAGGAAGTGTTTGTCACGCAGCAGGGTGATGAAATCCCTGGTGGCGAGCGTTTTGTGGTAAAGAGCCTGCATGACCAGCCAGTTGAAACATGGTCGTCTCGTGAAAAAGCAAAACAAGAAAAAGCCCTTGCTGATGCGAAGTTGAAAATTGAGAAGATCAACTCGGAAATTAGCAACCTACAGAACACATTAAGCTTCTGGAGAGAAATGGTTAAGCAGGTCAAAGCGTTCTCAGATCATATCAATGATGCTGACCTGGACCATTTCGCAGATGTAATGACCGGGCAGGTTAAATTTGCCATTCGTCGTGATTACGGTGTGCCGTCCATTGAAAAATTTGAAGATTTTATGTCTTCAATTGACAACTACTATGGGCGTAAAAACTTTGAAGGTATCAAGTGCTTATCTCTTTTGGGTAACACTAATGGAGATATCGCATTACGAGTAAATCGCTATTCAGATGGCAGTGGGGGAAGCGATACGGTTGAGTTCTACAAGACCATTGAAGAAGCAAGGCAGTGTGTTAAGCGCATTGCCATGGAAAAACTCAATGGTAACGGCCTGAGCATTGATGATGTCAAAAAGTGCCGCAATATGGGTATTGTTTTCAGCAGGGATGAGTTACAAAAAATCAAAGAACGTCTCTTCTCTGCATCGGAAAAGAATCTTGCCCACTACCAGGAGAACTTCGATAAGCAAGTTGCTCAGATAAATGATGGCAAGCTGGCTATAGAGAAAATGCTTAACGAAGCAATCAACTAGCCATATACGCATTTTCAGATCCCTCGGCAAATAACCCTTAACCAATTCAACTGCTGCCTGTCACCAGAGGGCGGGATCTGCACATCCAAATTTCAGGAGAAACCATGAGCGAAGTAACGGACTTAACTGTCATCGAAATCAAGCCGGAACAGGCGCCAGCACTTTACAGCGCGGGTGGACTTAACGGCTTTCTTGAGCAAATCCGAGAACTGGCTAAAGAAGTGCCAGACGTTACCACTAAAAAAGGCCGTGACCGCATTGGCAGCCTGGCGCGCATGGTTGGCTCCAGTAAAACAGCTATTGAGAAGCCAGGTCGAGAGTATCTCAAGCGGCTGAAGGAGGCGGTTAAGCCAGCAGAAGAGGAGTTGCGAGTATTCACCAGAGAGTGCGATGCCATTCGTGACGCAATCCTCAAACCCCGCGATGAATGGGAAGCCGAGCAGGAACGCATTAAGGCTGAAGAAGCCATGAACGCGCTGCACGCCGAAGCGCTGGAAATGAACATCAAGTTCGATCAGGAGTTGACGGCCAAGTTAGAAGCAGACCACGAAATGGCTCTGTTGATGAACAAGGATTTCGACCGTGACCGCGAAGAGCAGCGCCGCCTGGCGGAACAGGCTCAGCGTGAACGTGACGAGCGACTGAAGCAGGAAGCGGCAGAACAAGCCCGCCGCGATGCCGAAGCGAAGCATAAAGCTGAGCTGGAAGCAGCGGCACGCCGTGAGGCTGAAGAGAAAGCACGTGCAGAGCTGGCTGAACGCCAGCGCGTCGAAGCCGAACAGCGTGCGGCACGTGAGAAGCAGGAAGCGGAAGCGCGTGCTCGCCGCGAAAAAGAAGAAGCCGTAGCCGCAGAGCGCCGCCGCCAGGAAGAGGCAGAAGCCGCCCGCCTGGCCGAAGAGCAGCGCAAAGCTGAAGAAGAAGCCCGCCGCGCCGCAGACAAAGAGCACCGCCGCACCATCAACCGTCGCGTCATCGCCGACCTTATAGCTCAGGGCATCCCCGAAGAATTCGCGCAGAAAGCACTGCTGGCTATCGCTGGCGGCAAAGTGCAGGACGCGCATATCAAATATTGAGGTGATTCATGAATATCACATGCGAGTGCGTGGACATGCGCACATCTGTCGGCCCCCACAACACCATCAAAGTTGAGATGGAAGGCGTTGTGCTGGCCGGTACCGTTAAAACCCGTGACGTACTACCTCAGCTCGACGGCGCAGAAGTCATCGAATGGCTGGTTGAGCAGGGTTACGTCATCACTCATCAGGAGCATGCAGCATGACGGCAGCAGAACGATGGGATGAAGAGTCGTTTCTGCGCCTTATGCGTGACGTGATACCGGATAAAGCGGAGAGCGATGACGAGCCGGTTAACCTGGCAGCAGAGCGGCAGAACCCGGTCATTAGCTGGGATGAATTTGCGGGGAATTACACATGACAGATAAAAAAGTATACGCAGCCATTAGCGGCGTTGCTTCTGCGCTTGCTGAGAAGGGTATCAGCAAAGAAAGGAAGCAAGGGAGTCAGGTCAATTACGCGTTTCGTGGTATCGACGACATTTACAACGCGCTTGCCCCGGAGTTGGTAAAAAACAAACTCCTGATCCTACCTCGCTACACCGAACGCACCAGCGTCGAGCGAACCAGCAAAAATGGCGGTGCGCTGTTCTACATCACGGTTCGTGGTGACTTCGATTTCGTCAGCACCGAGGACGGCAGCATCCACACCGTCACCACCTATGGTGAAGCGATGGATAGCGGCGACAAGGCCACAAACAAGGCCATGTCGATAGCATACAAATACGCAGCGTTTCAGGCGTTTTGCATCCCAACTGAAGAAACGGCAATCGACGCGGATGCCGAAACCCATCAAGTGCAACCGGCAGATGCCGATCAAATTCTCGCTGAATTTACTCAGTACGCCAGTACTGAAAACGACAGCAAAAAATTGCAGGCGCATTACGCGACAACTTGGTCACGGCTGAATGGTTTTGCTGATCACCAGGCTAAATGCAAAGACGTCACCGGCATTCGACTAAAAGAACTTAAACAGGCGGCTTAAATGGCAAAGGGCATCAACAAAGTGATCCTCGTCGGCAACCTCGGGCAAGACCCCGAGGTCCGTTATCTTCCATCCGGCGGCGCAGTGTGCAGCCTGACACTGGCGACATCTGAGTCATGGCGAGATAAAGCCACTGGCGAGCAAAAAGAGCATACGGAATGGCATCGCGTTGTTCTGTTCGGAAAGTTGGCTGAGGTGGCCGGAGAATACCTGCGCAAAGGATATCAGGTCTATATCGAGGGTCAGCTGCGCACCCGCAAATGGACAGATCAGGCTGGCGTCGAGAGGTACACCACAGAGGTGGTGGTAAACGTCGGCGGAACGATGCAGATGCTTGGTGGCCGTCAGGGCGGTGGAGCGGCATCGGCAGGTGGAAGCACGGCGCAGGGCGGAAATCAGTTTAGCGGCGGCGCGCAGTCTCGCCCGCAGCAGCAGTCTGCACGTGCACCTTCTAACGAGCCACCAATGGACTTTGACTCAGACATACCATTCTAGGAGCCGAATATGAAGACCTGTTCCAGATGCAATCAGCAGAAGGAAGAAAGGGAATTTCAGATTAGAAGAGCATCCAACGATGGACTTTCAGCAGCATGTAAAGCCTGCTTATCAGATTACGATCGCAGTAGAGCAAACCTTCCCCAGCGAGTTAAGTCTCGCGCTGAGTACCAAAAATCTGACAGAGGAAAAGCCAGAGGCAATGCTGCAAAAGTCAGGTTCTCATTAAGAAACCCATGGAAAAGAAAAGCCCACATCATCGTGGGCAATTTTTTGCGCGATGGGAAGTTAATCCGGCCTGTGACATGTGAGACCTGTGGGGTTAAGTGCAAGCCGCAGGCCCACCACTGCGATTACAGCAAGCCAACCGAAGTTATGTGGCTCTGTACTTCATGTCACAGCAATTGGCACAAATTCAACACACCAATTTACCCAGAGAATGCATCTCCCGGTCAGGAGAAACCAATGAACAAATTTACCCCCGAGTATCGAAAATATCTTCTCCGTCCAATCCCTGACCGGAAGCTTTCACCCTCTGAGCGAGCCGATCGCAAAGAGCTTTACCAAATTATCCAGCAAGAAAGAGCCAACGACGATTCCCCCCCTTCCCCATCCAACTACACGCCAGCCGACCCATATCTCAACGACAACCGTAAGGGCCTCGGCGGCGCTTCAAGGAGTGACTAATGACTCACGCTCACGACGACATCATGGTTGGCACACTGTGCCTTCCCTTCATTGGTAACGGCTGGCTAATGCCATGGGGTGAAGTGGTCAGCAATCCATTAAAGGCGCAGCGGCTCGCTGAGGAATATCGGGAAAGGCAGGAGGCGGCATGACAGATTCAACAATCTTGGACATGTGCTGCGGTTCTCGCATGTTCTGGTTCGATAAGCAGGATGAGCGCGCTGTTTTCAGTGATATCCGCGCCGAGCAGCATGAACTTTGCGACGGCCGCCAGTTAATCATAAGCCCGGAGCTTATAGCTGATTTTCGTGCCCTTCCCTTTGCCGACAACACTTTCCCTGTAGTCGTGTTCGATCCGCCACACCTTGAGCGCGTCGGAGATAACGCGTGGATGGGGAAAAAGTACGGCCGGCTGAACAAAGAAACGTGGCGCGATGATCTGCGTGCCGGCTTCGCAGAAGCATTTCGGGTGTTGTGGCCACACGGCGTGCTCATCTTCAAGTGGAACGAAACGCAGATCCCGGTAAGCAATATTTTGGCGCTGACTGACGAGAAGCCGGCCATATGGCAACGAACAGGAAAAGCCGACAAAACCCACTGGGTTATTTTTGTGAAAGGCGGCGCGAAATGACAGGAAAATACGCTCTTATCTACGCTGATCCGCCCTGGTCTTACGGCAACACCATCAGCAACGGCGCTGCCGCCGATCACTACTCCACCATGAAGCTAATCGACATTAAGCGCCTGCCGGTTTGGGAGCTTGCCGCCGAAAATGCGGTGCTGGCGATGTGGTACACCGGCACACATAACCAGGAGGCTATCGAACTGGCCGAAGCCTGGGGTTTTACGGTTCGCACGATGAAGGGCTTTACCTGGGTGAAGTTCAACCCACTGGCAGAGCAGCACATCAACAGAGCTCTTCAGGCTGGTGGAGTGGAGGACTTTTACGACTTCCTCGATCTGCTGAATGCGCAGACCCGAATGAACGGCGGTAACCACACCCGGGCCAACACCGAAGATCTGCTGATTGCCACCCGCGGCACCGGACTGGAGCGAAAGCACGCCGGGATTAAGCAGGTGGTATACAGCCCGCTCGGCGCGCACAGCGAAAAGCCGTGGGAAGTGCGCCATCGGTTGGAACTGCTTTACGGTGATGTTCCGCGCATTGAGTTGTTTAGCCGCTGCGCGGCGCCGGGTTGGGATCATTGGGGCAATCAGTGCGACACCGCCGCGGTAGAACTGCTGCCCGGCTGCGCCATCGAAGTTGTGAAAACGGAGGCCGCATGACGCCAGAAACAGATAACGCCATCCGCGCCGCCTGCCGCCGCTGCACCGAGGAAATCCAGCAGGCCATGCGCAAAAAGCCAAAGCCTAACTGGAACGAAACGGTGCCTCCCATCATCAACAAGCATCACAAGAAAATTGAAGCTCTTGGAGTTAGCTTCCTGGAGTTCGTCGTCAAAACTGACCGCCTTAACGGGCGGTTTGGAGCCGAACAATGAGTAAATACAGAAAAGGCGCGGTGTATCTCCGCAAAATGAAAGCCGGCGATAAATCGAATGACTTTCGCACTTATATGCGCATGGCGATGTTCAGTGACAAAAAAGCGTGGAAACACCCCGAGAAGATTAAGCCTGTCGTGCTCGTTCAGTATGGGATGAAGAATATCGTAAGTGTCTTCATGAATATGGATGACGCTACCGGTTGCCTGTTCAGTGGGGCGATTGAAAAGCGTGCGCGTAACTCCCGACACAATCCGCGCCGCGGCATGCGTTACACAAAAGGCGACCTGAAGAAAGCTTTCCGAAAGTGGGCATTCAAACACAATGCGGAGCGTGCCGCATGAAGGCACTAATCACCAGGTCGTTAAAGCGGCCTTTTTTATTGCTGTCGTTCACCTTCAACCGAATTAACCGACAGTTCCGGGAGCACCCATGAAACGAACATCCATAGCATTAGCTGTCATGGCTGCCGCTTGTACGTCAGTTAAATCGTGGAGCATCGCAGAAATTTCCCCTTCCCTTTATATCGGGAATAGCTATCCAGTTAGTGGTGGAAAAACTGGAATTGCAGCGGCGCGTCGAGCCGCCAAGAAACGCAGGAGAGCACGACATGGCCGACATCATCGATACCGCAGCAGAGATTGAAGAGCTTCAGCGTAACGCTGCCCTTTCCGCTCACCGAGTAAACCGCAACGCCGTATCAGCTGAGCATTGTGAAGAATGCGACGAACCAATTCCAGAGCCGCGGCGCGCTGCCGTACCCGGCTGCCAGACATGCGCGGATTGCCAGGGCGTCATCGAGCTGAAGAATAAGCAAAGGGGGCTGTAATGTTGCAGCATCAACAACAACCAACCTTCAATACCTGCATGGCTACATGCGTAGCTATGGTTGCCGGTCAGCCTGTCGATGAAGTTGTGGCGCGTTGGCATCAGGCATTCCACGACAAAACAGACTGGCTGGACAATGCGCTGGATTATTACAAAATCCCGTATTTCTATGGCAGCCAGCGAAAGGCTGAATTGCTTTATGGTTTTATTTATTTCCTTACGGTTCCATCGCTAAACATAACTGGTGGGCTACATCAGATTCTCATCTCGCTAACAGCAGAGCGGGGAATTGAAGTTTTCGACCCTGCAAAAGGAAGGCCAGGAGCTAAAAGCTACGTTTACGGCGATCCAAAATCAGAAGATGAAGTTTCACTAATTTCCTGGTGTATCGACCTTTCAATACCGGTGGTACAACAAAATGTTCAAGCTAATTCAACGGGGTCAGATTTACGCTGACCAGCACGGTTGGCCCGTCATAATCCACAGTTGCACATCACAGATAGTCCGCTACTGGCGACAGGGTCGGATCAACACCGCTTCAATCGACCGTTTTAACAATGATTTTGAGCACCTCGATCACCGTGAGGCGGCACAGATACGCGCCGAACTGGAGACGAGCGAGCACATTAAATCGCTGCGTGCCCAGCGCGCAGCCTAAGGAGAACTATGAGCACCATTCAGGACATCCGAAACCAGCTATCAACCCTGGTCACCGAGGCGCACAAAGTGGCGTGCTCCCTCGATATTGGTGATGAGCGAACCGAGGCTTTCGAGCTATATGAAGCGCTTCGTCGACTTCAGCGCCAGGGTGCCGCTGGAGAGGTTCTATCAGCAACCAACCCGCTTCTCGCCTCACCATATTACGACGAGGACTGGGAGGAAGATGAAGACGACTGACGCAACTGATAGCCAGTTATGAGCTGGCTATTGGGTGCGAAAGCACTGCAACGTCATCCCTTTTGCCCTCCGCTGTGAGGGCATTCTTTTTGGGAGTTCACCATGCAATCAAACCCCATGACCTGGCTCATCGCTGCACTTATGGCGCTGGGTGCTCTCATCTCATTTCTTCACGAACCGGAAGGTGTGCAATGGCTGCTTTTAATGTGGGCGCATTAGTCCAGAAGAAGACCGGCGGGATCAGAGGAAGAATAGAAAGCTTGCTGGAGCCGGAAAACGATAAGGCCCGGGTTTATGTCGCTTGGGATGGCGGCACTTATCAGATTCATTACGAATACGAACTTCGCGCGGCCACACCAGACCAGCCGCAATTTTATAAAACGATGTCATAGGAGCGATCATGAGCGAAATTATTCAAATCGTGCCAAGTGAGTGGGTGACAGAAGACCTGCTTGTGAAAATGACAGGGCTCCGCCCGGGAACGATAGCGCGGGCCCGTAAAAAAAGCTGGCTCTGCGGCAGGGAGTACGTCCATATGTCTCCTGACAGCGTCCCAAAGGAAAACAGCGAGTGCTTATATAACCACAAGGCGATCGACCAATGGGTTGAGAGTCTCAAAAAGAAACAGCCAGGTGCGCGCCAATGAGGATCCGTTTATGCTTAGCGGGCTCTTGGACGTCAGGAGGGAATAATGGCTAAGTCAGCATACCCAACAGGCGTGGAGAACCATGGCGGTACGCTCCGCATATGGTTCATCTATAAAGGTAGCCGGGTGCGTGAAAGCCTCGGTGTGCCGGATACACCAAAAAACAGAAAGGTCGCTGGCGAGCTGCGCGCATCGGTGTGCTTTTCTATTAAGACCGGCAACTTCAACTATGCCGCCCAGTTCCCGGACTCACCGAACCTGAGAAAGTTTGGGGTGGAGAGCAAGGAAATCACCGTGCTGGAGCTGGCGAACAAGTGGCTTGAACTGAAGCGTATGGAGATCAGCACCAACGCGATGTCACGCTATGCATCTATAGCGCGCAACATGGTGCCCAGGATTGGTGGGGACAGGCTGGTATCTGCGGTAACGCAGGAAGATGTGCTGTTTATCAGAAAGGAATTGCTGACCGGTTATCACACCCTGAAGGCAGGACAGAAAACGCCGGTTAAAGGCCGCTCTGTCAGAACGGTCAACAACTACATGAAGATTATGGGCGGGATGTTCAAGTTCGCTGCTGAAAGTGGTTATGTGAAGGTAAGCCCGTTCACCGGGATCGCCCTTCTCAAACGTTCGCGTTGCGAGCCTGATCCGCTCACCCGCGACGAGTTTGTCAGGCTGATTAACTCTTGCGCCACCCAGCAGTTGAAAAACATGTGGTCGCTGGCGGTGTACACCGGCGTGCGCCACGGTGAACTGGTGTCGCTGGCCTGGGAGGATATCGACCTGAAAGCGGGAACGATGATGATCCGCCGAAACCACACGTTGACGAAGGAGTTCACCCTTCCGAAAACCGAGGCCGGCACAAACCGTATCATCAACCTCATTCAGCCAGCTATTGACGTGCTGAAAAACCAGGCCGAATTAACCCGCCTGGGCAAGCAGTATCAGGTAGAGGTGAAACTGCGAGAATTTGGTCGCACAGAAGTGCATCCGTGCACATTTGTGTTTAACCCACAAAAAGGATTGCGCAATGGCCGTGCAGGGCATCATTACGCGGTGGGGTCGATCAACCAGTCGTGGGAGGCAGCAATGCGACGCGCCGGGATTCGCTATCGCAGAGCATACCAGTCCCGACACACGTATGCATGCTGGTCGTTAGCTGCCGGTGCTAACCCGAACTTCATCGCGAAGCAAATGGGTCACACCGACGCGCAAATGGTTTACAGGGTGTACGGATCCTGGATGGCTGAAAATAACCAGGACCAGGTACTCATCCTCAACCAGAAATTGAGTGAGTTTGCCCCATCCATGCCCCACGCCGTGGGATCGGATGGTTATTAA